TCATATCCCATTCAGCCTTCTCGGTAATTGCAGATGTGCGAAGGTGAATCTGCTCGCCCAATTCTTCAACAATGTCGGAGACAAGGCGGGATGTGCTTCTGCCGATACCCTTTGCTTCGTCCATGAGAACGGCGCGGATAATGGACTGCCGCACTGCTGGCGGAAGCGCCTTCCATTTCTTTGGATCAAAGACTAGCCTTGAGTTTCCCCATGGTGGGGCAAGCGCGTGATTCGGCTCAACGCCAAATGCGCCGTCGTCGGTGCGGAGTAGGCGCACCCAGAAATCCCTTTGGTTATCGCGGCTCTCAAAGTCCGACGCAACAAGTTCGCCCAGTTGCTCTGCGCTTAGTTTGCTAATTGACTCATCTGTTGCAATGATTAGCGGGGTTGGCAACTCAGCAATAATTTTTCGGTCTGGATCAATAAGAACTTTCTTTTTGTTCTTGAGTGGCTTTTTGCGCTTTCCTTCTCCACGCGCATCTGCGAGCCACGCCTGAAAATTCTCTGCGTCAACAGAAAGGCGCGGTTGGTGGGTTGCTGCGCTTGGGATCGGCTTTAGCAGTTCCCTGCGCTGCGCTGTGTTAAGAATCCTTGAGGCAAACCGCACAAACGACAGCAAACTTGATGGTTGCGAGCGCGCCCTTACCATTCCAGTTAGGTTGAAGATTTGCTGCATGCCTGAGATGATGGAAATTGGCGTTGTGCCACGATTCACCGTCATCGGCTGCTGCGGGGCTGTCGCGTCTGACGACCCACTGAGTGCTGGCGTTGTTCCGCTCTGCTCTACAAAGAATGTGTCTAGCACTGCGTCGGATGGGTCATAGCCGATGTCGTAATCAAAGCCGTTTGGTGGAATTTCTGGCGCATACGAGAATGCTTCACCACCACCACCCCCAGTAGCAGTGCCAACCATGCCGCCATCCTGCATCATCGCGAGCATGTCGCCAAATGAACCATCGTCAGGCATCGCTCCAAGGCGATCTGCAATCTCTGGCGGGAAGGATGGAACAACCATGCAGCGGCAATTGACTGCGTGCTTGGCTGGGAGGCTAGGGTCTTTCGGGAACTGGGCTGTGTACTCGCCCACCATGAATGATTCGTTGATCGGAATAATCGTTCCATCCAGCGCGGCATGCTCTGGGCGCGTCCTGTGGTCGCCTACTGCAATCCACTCTTTGTACATGACCCCATTTGCATCCAGCATGTAGGAACGCTGGTCTCGCGACAGTCCGTAAGGGTTCGCTGCCAGCGCCTGAATGCCGCTCATGGCGGCGATGTTGCTGACCCGACCAAATTCGGTGCGGACAATCGCTTCTGCGCGCACAGCGGCGGTTGGGAATGCCCCAATTGGCGTTGCGACAGAAGTTAACCGTGCGATGCTCTCTGCTGGTGTTGTCAGTGCCAGCGAGTTCCTGACGATTTCCGCCTGAACAGCCTTTTTTAGATTCCCAACCTGATCGGCAATCAGTTCTGGCACAAACGAAACAGCAATGTCTACTGAGCGAGCGTCAATGGCAACTAACCCACGATCCTGCCCTGCGGAGCGCCCGATTTCTGGGCGTGCCGATGTTTTAGATCTGGTAAGTTTGGAAGCCGCCCTGCTGACCTCTTTGTTGATGCGCTCTGTTTCCTGTGCTGGCATACTTTTTGCCAGAATTTTGACTTCCTCTGCGGCTGCGCGGGCAATGGTGAGGAGTTTGCTGCGAAGTTCCCCATCCAGTCGCTCCAGTGCTGCAATTTGCTGCTGTGCGCGGCGAACGCGCCACTCAGGGGCTTGATTCGCCTGAATGTCCACCAGAATGGCTGCGACCTCTGTTTGAGCCGCGTTGATGGCTGTTTGGATCTTTGCGACTGCATCCGACTCAAGGGTGATTTGATTCTGTGCGCGACGCAAAAGCGACTCTGCCCAGTTAGAGCGAGCCTTAGATGTTTGCCAATTCTGGCGCTGGTCTTCAGTCTGGCTAGGCAAGGATGGTTACTCCCCTTGCGGTTCTGGCGTTTCCTGTGGTTCTGGCGCTTCCTTCGGATCTGGCGAGCCGTCGTTCTGCGCTGGCTGCGCTGGCACACCCTTTTTAGGCTGCTGGGGCTGCGTTTGATTGAAAATGGTGGCTAGGCTTGGCTGCTGATTTTCCGCCTCCTTAGCCGCCTTCTCAGCCTCCTCTTCAATCATCTCCAGTTCCTTGTCAGGCTCCAGTTCAATGCCCAACTGTCCAGTGATGCTAAGGAAGACCTTGCGTGCAGAATCCTCCGAAATAAACTTTGCATCCTTGGCTGCGGAAAGCGCGCCCATCAGTTGTGGCAGTGCGGCTGCAATTCCCTTGGTATCTTCCACGCTTGGATCTGGCAGGATCACCGTCACTGTGCGATCTACGCCCTTTGAGAGCCGCCCTGCTGAGATCGCTTTGGCAATCACATACTGGGCGATGTCTTCAAACACTGAGCCAACAAGTCGCTGGCGTGCTGTGAGCATGCGGTAGGTCGGGTCGCCCTGTGCTGCAAGAGTGGCGCGGTTCGCTGAGTCGCCATCTGCAAACCAGCCCTCTGGCACACCAGCACCACCAAGAATCAGATTCTTGATCAGGCGGCTAATGGTCTCTGTTTCGGCTGCTCCTAGGGCTGGGGAGACTGCTTGCCATGTTTCGTAGTCGTTGTGGACGCGCACTGTGCCAGCCTTCGGTGCATACGAGTGCATCTTTGCCCATTCGCTTACTTGGTCAGCGTCGGCGCTCTTCAGTGTTACATCCCAAATAAATGAGTTCATGAGCGAAGCGCGATCCAGCGCGTTGAACATTACTTGGTCGTAGCCGTCAATCCAGTCGGCAAGCGCCAATGAGTCTGGCGTGCCACGAGTCGCACCAACTGGGCGATTGATGAAGTACGCAAAAACCTCACCCTCAAACTCCAGTCCAGCCTTTGTGGAGCGTGACTGAATAATCGGGATCTCCTCAACGCCACCAGCCATGCGCTTGCTGAAGAGTTCAATGCTCTGGTCAACAAATGCGTTCTCTGGGTCTTTGATGACTCCACGCACGCGGTCTGGGTCAATGTAGCCAAGCATGACCTTGCCGTTCTCGTCGTAGGCTCGCAAGAAGAGTTCGCCATTGACTGCAAGATCCACCACAAGGTCGCGGTGGCGCAGATTCATCTTCATGGTCGGATCGTTCCAGAATTCGTTAATGATCTCCTGTACATCCTCGTCCACTGCATTGAAAGTAAGCCCATCGCCCACCACGAAGTCGGCTGTCATTTCCACCAATCGGCGTGCAAGTGGGTTCTGGCGATGCAGGTAGCGTGCCACCGTGCGGGCGCGTTCCTGAGTAACTGGGCTGAGGTCTCGTGTTTCGCCAGTTAGTCGCCTGTAGAGGTGGTCGTCTGTGTCAATGAGTCCAAGGATCGGCTCAGATACGCCCTCACGCAGAACCTTGATTGCCTTGCCTACGCGCTGCCTAAAACTTGCCATCTTTCTCCTAACCACGCGCCAATAGGCGCGGTCTCTGAATGTCGTAGGTAGATCCTACCCTGTGCGAGCCTACTGTAGCGGGAACTGAAGCAGAACCAGCAACATACAAGCGAGCCAATTCGTTGACTGCGCCAGAAATTGCGTCTACTTGGTCATCATGTGCGCCCTTTGGGAAAGAGTAGCACTCTGACACTAAGGAACTATTCCACAAGGCACGCACAAGGTACACATTTCCCTTATTCGCTTGGGCTGCGAAAGCACGCGCTCGCACATCCTTAGCCCCTGTCACCCTAGCCCCCTTGAAATCGTACCCGTAGAGAATCTTGCGTGAGTAGTGGTCAATTGCCATTACCCCTGATGCTCCGCCTTCCTGCTCCATGCGGATCGCTGTACCACGCGGATCTTCTGCGGCGCACCTAGCAATCAATGCTTCAATCTTGTCTGGGCGCTCCCGTACACGCTGCATATCAGCAATCACCGTGAGACCTGTTTTTACGCTCCTCCCCACGAGCGCACCTGCTGTGTAGTCGGGGTCTCTGCCTTGTTTTGCCTCTGTAGCAGCCAGATCCCAGTACCGCACCCAGCGATATTCCTCCCAATCAAGGTCGTCAATGTAGCGGGTCAATGATTCGGGGTTGAAAAAGTCACCACTAGGCGTGATTGTCCACGATCCCTCCACCAACTGCGCTCGTAGCACATCGTCCAGTTCGTTCAATGAGCGCATATATTCCTCTTGGTCTAAGTGTGGGTTATCAGTAAGTTTGGCAGGAACAAACAAACGAGCCTCACCAGTCTTGTCGCGTGGAATAATCAACTTGCCAGTACGCTCGTCAATCTTCGGAATAAAGCGGTTATACACCCAGTCATGCCCTAGCCCATTCGGGTTAGAAGCCGCCCGCATGCGTGGGGTCGCCTCAAATGCCTTTAATCGTCGTAGTCGGCTGGTGAGGAACATGTACTGGGTTTCAGTGAACTGGGTTAATTCGTCAAATCCGATGTATTGGAAGGCAGCACCTTGGTAGCGGTATTTGTCGTTTTCGTTCTCAAGGTGACCAAATACCAGCGTTGAGCCGTTTGCCCAGCGAAACTCTCTGCGGTCTCCATTCCAGCGTGCCTCTGTCGTACCCTGTAGCCAACGCCTAGCCCTGTCCATGATTGCGTCGGGCAGCGATAGGTCTTTGTAAGTACGACGCAGCAGAATGGCGCTGTAGTTCGGAATATGGATGTGCTGTAGGGCAGCCATGAGCAGCGCGTCTGACTTTCCGCCTCCAGCAGCCCCGCCGTATAAAGCCTCTCTATTGCCTAAACTGAGAAATACCGCCTGTGGCACTTCTGGCTTGTGCGGCACACAATCAGGTAGTTTCGGGTTCAACATCTCCAATAGAGAGGATCGTGCTGTCTGGTCTAGCGACGACACCCAATTGCTCCAAAAGTCCGAGGGCTGCTGAAAGTCTTCGCTGCTCTTCTTCTGGGTCTCCAACGGATTTCACCTCAATAGCCTGTCCATTCACGCCTGAGAACTCAATGCCCTCACGCTTACGCCACTCATTCGGGAATCTACGCTCTAAAATCCAAGCGGCTGCTTGCCATGATCGCTCATTCTCTGCTGCTGTGGCAACCCTAGACAGAAACCGCATCTCTGCAAATGCTTCTGCTTTTTCTATAGCGTCGGAAAATGCGGGATCTAGCCTCATCCACTCGTGCAAGGTATCCCTGTGAATGCCAGCCAGCGCAGCAGATCTTTGGCGTGAAGCCCCAGCACGAAGCGACTGCAACAGAGCCTCTACGCGCTGTTCAGTCTTCTTGGTCGGTCTCCCTGCGTCTGAAGGAACCATGATCTCATCGCTCATATTGCCACCTTACACCCTAAACCTGAGTTTTGTTACAAATATGACCCTGTATGCGCCACGGAGACGGGCGTTTACACCATTGACAATACCTAGACACCAGCCCGCGCAGCGCAAATCAGTTTTTTATTTTTGGCGAACTTCCTTGCGGTAGAAGGCAAGCGTCTGCCCATCTAGAAACCAGTCTCGCCCGTGCTTTTTGCCTTTAATGCGCCCCTTGTGCAACTGCACCCGAAGCGTGATTGGGCTGATGCCAAGCAACTCTGCTGCCTGACGAAGCGTGTATTCCTTTGCCGTGCTGTCTTTCAATTGACTAGTCCTTTCTCACCTGTGCCTGTTGGGGCATCCTCGCCCTTTTTCCTTTTGTGTAACTCTGTGATCTTTGAGAGCGTCCGCATGATTCTTGTGGCGGTCTCTTCAGTTACGCCCTTGCTGACCATGCCGTTTTGGAGATCTTCCTCAAAAGTTGGCGAGACATATGCCGTAAGGAACATCTGGTCATATTCCTCATCACCGATATAGCGGCTGCCGACCAGCGAGAGCAGGGAAGCAATGGCAATGTCAGTGCGGCGTTCGGAGAGCGCATACGCATTTCTGTCCTCTGCGCCGTCT